CTTTGTATGGTCCTAATGCTCTTACAGGCTCTGTAGGCACACTTGAATTTGCTAACACTGTAAGTCTTACTGGTGTAGTAGGTACTGAACAAATTGGTACAGTTTCACCAAACATTGCTTTTGGTATTACAGGAGTAAGTGCTACAGGTGCTGTCAACACTGTAACTGACAATGTAACTGAAAAAGTTACAGGTGTTGTAGGAACATTTACCCTTAATGCAGCAGGACTTGATATTAGGTCTATTAATTATGTTCCTGTAACTGGTTCGCCAATGACAGGGTCAATAGGCACTGTAAGTCCGAATGTAGATGAACCAATTGCTACAGGTGTTCAAAGTACAACAGCATCTGGTTCTGTTCAAGTTAATATTGCTGAAAAAGTATCAAGTGTATCTGCGACAGGTGGTATAGGCTCTTTAGAACATAGTAATACTGTAACGCTGACAGGTGTTGAAGGTACTACAGCAGTAGAGCAAGTACAAATAAATGGTTTTGAGATAGATGTCTTAGAAAGACTTGAATCTGTTTCTGCTACAGGTGCAATAGGTTCACTTACAGTTAACATTGTTGAAGATGTTACAGGTGTAGTTGGAACATTCTCAGTAGGTACTCCTACAGTGACAGGCGTCGTTACAACATTCACTGCATCGGCATACGATAGAAGAAATGTAGCTAATACCTTACCTAAACAGACAAGCTCACAAAGGAGGGCTGCTTAATGGCATTGAAATGGCCCGATAAAGATCCTGACGAACAGTTAGACTATTCAATAAATTGGAAACCTGCTCTAGGCACTGATACAATAGCATCAGTCATTTGGAAAATATACGATGCAGATGGTGTGTTACAAACTTGGTCAAACAGTCAAATTGTAAATGGTTTACAGCTTGTTAGTCGAACCAACACAGATACAGTTGCTACAATATATCTAGGCAGTGGTACTGCTTTCACAACATATAAGATTGTGTGTCAGGTGACTGCCAGTGATGCAACCATTCGTGAACAAGAAGTTCGCATAAGAGTCGTGGAGAAAAACTGATGGCTTATGATTATCTCTCCCTTACAAATGAAGTATGTCGCAGACTTAATGAGACAGAACTTACGTCTGCTAACTTTGCTACAGCTACAGGCTTTTATGCACAAGTCAAAGATGCTATCAATGCTTCTATTCGTGATATAAACCAAAAACATTTCAACTGGCCCTTCAATCACAACACAGATGACATAACTCTTACTGCAGGTGAACTAAGATACCCTTTACCAGAAAATGCAAAGTACACAGACTTTGATACTGTTCGTATCTTACGTAATGCTTCACTTGACCTTAACGAAGCAAGAAGACTTAAACAATTAAGCTACGACGAATATGTAGACAGATACATAGATCAAGAAGGTGAGACAGATACTACAAAAGGCACAGTTCCTGAATACATTGTTCGTTCACAAGACGGTGATCTTATCGTCGCACCTATGCCAGACAAAGCCTATACAATTGAGTATGAATTTTTTATGATTCCTGCAGATTTAGACACATACGATGACGTTCCAACAGTACCATTCAGATTTAAACATGTAGTTGTGGATGGTGCAATGTATCATTCATACATGTTCAGAGACAATCTTGAATCAGCTACATTATCTCTCCGTAAATTTGAAGATGGCTTGAAACAAATGAGAACTTTACTTGTTAATGAAAACGTATATGCAAGGGCTGTTTAATGCCTGATAGGTGGCAAACACATTCGTTTGAGTTTAAGGGTGGTTTGATAACCAACCTATCTCCGTATCAACAGGGATTTCAAGCCCCCGGATCAGCACGAATACTTCGTAACTTTGAACCATCAATATTTGGTGGATACACTCGAATAGAAGGATTTGAAAAGTTCGATACAAATGCCCTAAGTAACACAGGTGTTATCAGAGGTATACATCGTTACGATGGAAATGTTTATGCTGTAAGAGGTGATGATCTGTTTAGATCTGCGGGTTCAGGATGGACACAGATAAGTGACAATGCAACTTATAGCAGTGCAGGTGTTACAATAGGTGGAACAGGTAAGGTACGATTTCTGAAGTACGACTTTGATGGCACAGAGAAACTTATGCTTGTAGATGGTACAGGCAAGCCTTACAGATTTGACGGAACTACGTTTGAACAACTATCTTCCTTACCAACTGATACATCAGGTTCTAGTTTTGTAATCAATTTCAAGAACCATATCTTTCTCGGAAACGGTAAAAGTCTTGTTTTTTCTGCTCCTTATGGCGATACGGACTTTACAAGTGCGAGTGGTGGTGGTATAATAAACGTAGCTGATACAATAACTGGATTAATTGTTTTCCGTGAAAGACTTATCGTATTTAGTGAAAGTAGTATAAACGTTCTTAATGGCAACAGTGTAGGTGACTTTCAACTACAACCAGTATCAAGAGACTTAGGGTGTGTTGCTGAAGATACCATTCAAGAGATAGGTGGTGACGTTATATTCTTAGGTCCTGATGGACTCAGACTTTTCTCTGCTACAGATAAAATAGGTGACTTTAGTCTTGCGGCCGTATCAAAAACAATACAAGTTGAGATACTTGATTTAATAAGTAGTAGTCCAAATGGTTTCTCAAGTACAGTTATTCGTGAAAAAAGTCAATATAGAATATTTGGTTATAATACAGGATATACCAACGCTTCAGCAAAAGGGATTGGTGCAACTCAACTAGAAACTGGCATAGCATTCAACGATACACGTGGCATAAATGCTTTTGTAACTTACAGTGAGTATGACGGTTTCGCAGAAAGAATTTACTTCGGCAACGCAGATGGATATATATATCAAATGGAACAAGGAAATACGTTTGCAGGCACAGACATACCTGCCACGTTTGCCACTCCGTTTATCCCATTGGGCGATCCGACTGTACGAAAGACAATATACAAGGGTGTAACATATTTGGATGTAAATGGTGATTTTGACCTTGAATATTCTCTCAAGTTTGATTTTGACCAACCCGATAGTATTCAACCTGATTCGATACTATCAAGTGATGCAGCGGCATCAATAACATACGGTTCAGGTATATATGGAACATCTTTGTTTGGGGTTAAGCAAAAAGCTACATACGAAGTACAAACAATAGGTTCAGGATTTACAGTGTCAATACTATATGAAACAACAGGTGCAAACACAGACGCTGTTTTTACAATAGATGCTGCTACATTGCAGTATTCTACTAACGCTAGGAGATAAAAAATGGGAAACGGATACACCCGTAATGATACAGCAAATAACATTGCAGACGGTAACGTAATTAACGCATCCGATCTCGATGGAGAGTTTGATAAACTTCAGACTGCATTTGACGGTAGTAGTGGACACTCACACGACGGTACAACAGGTGAAGGACCACAAATTGCTGCAGGAGGTTTAGCAAGTAATGCTGTAACAACTGCAAAGATAGCCAACGATGCTGTCACACTTGGAACTAAAACATCAGGTAACTATGTGGCTGCAGGTGCGACATCAGGAACAGGCATAAGTGGTTCTGTATCATCTGAAGGTGGTACGTTTACTGTTACATCAAATGCTACAGATGCTAATACAGCAAATACGATTGTTGCTCGTGATGGTAGTGGTAACTTTAATGCAGGAAATGTAACTGTAGGAAACTTAATTACTTCAGGTAATGTAGATGGGCGTGACGTTTCTGCAGATGGCACAAAACTAGATGGCATTGAAAGTGGTGCAACAGCAGACCAAACGGCCGCAGAAATTAGAACACTTGTTGGAAGTGCTTCAGACAGTAATGTCTTTACAGATGCTGACCACTCTAAGTTAAACGGTATTGAAGGAAGTGCAGATGTAACTGATAGCACAAATGTTGGTTCATCACTTACAGGTTTTACAACAGATACTTCTTTTGTGGGTGGTGATTTAATACCAGTCTATGATGTATCTCAATCACGTTGGGAAAAGGGAACTGTAACTAACGTAGCTTTAGCAGGTCCCACTGGTCCCACTGGTCCTACTGGTCCTACTGGTCCTCAAGGAGTAGCAGGTCCAACAGGTCCTGCAGGTGCTGATGGTGCTACTGGTCCTACTGGTCCAACTGGTCCTCAAGGAGTAGCAGGGCCTACTGGTCCAACTGGTCCAACTGGACCTACAGGTCCTACAGGTCCAACAGGTCCTGCAGGTACTCCAAGCACAAATACTAATGTAGTAGGTTCATACACTTTATGTTTTTCAACTGTTCAGATAGGTAGTTTTAAGAACTTTGGTCAAACAACTAATTCATCCTCTCAGCTTAGACCAACTCACGCTGCGGGTACAAATATCGGGCCTGCTGGACAATTATCTGGCACATGGAGAGTTATGGGATTATCAAACACACAACAAAATTCAAGCGGTTCAAGTTGTGTGAGTACATGGGTAAGAATATCGTAAGGAGTTTAATATGGCTGGCATTATAATAACTGAATATAGAAATGTTGTTTCATGGAATGACGAAAACACAATTTTTGATTTAGAGTTGAATCATCCTACTCATGGTTGGATACCTTTTAATCTAAACATGAGTGACACTGGCTCAGATATAGACATACAGGCACTAAGAACTTTAATAGGTAATAATTTTAGTCCAGTGTCACAACAGATGAAAGATGAATCTGAAGCTAGTGCAGTTCGTTTTCAAAGAGATGCTAGATTGAAGGAAGAGGTTGATCCATTAATTACTAACCAAATTCGTTGGAATGAACTTTCAACTGAAAAGCAAAATGAGTGGATGCAATACAGAACAGACTTACTTAATGTGCCTCAACAATCAGGCTTTCCACATAATGTAACATTTCCAACAAAGCCATCGTAAATGTTAATGGTATTGTTTTTTGTCTACAGATGTTAAAATAGAAACCAAGCTTTATAATTTTGAAATGGATGCACCTATTTCAGAAACAAATTTAAATCTTGAAACTCAGTTAAAAAATAGAATAATTAATTTTTTGTTAAATTGTGATGATGAAATGAAGCATGAAACAAATGTCAAGGCAACAATGACAAATTATTTCATGCACAAAAAAAATCCTGATTTTAAAACTTTATCAGATATAATATTAAAAATTTTACACAAGGTAATAGAAGCAGATAAATTTGATAGCAATGAGTCTTATTTTTACACGATGGATTGTTGGGGAGCAGTTTATTCAAAAGGACATGAAGCAGTAGTACATCATCATTTTCCTTCATTGTGGTCGTGGTGTTATTATTTAAAATGTCCAAAAGGATCTAGTCCTTTAGTTTTTCCAGACTCAAACATTATATTTGAACCTAAAGAAAACGAATTAGTTATTTTTCCTGCCTATTTAAATCACTATGTACCAGTATATGAAAAAGATGAAAAAAGAATAATGATTGCAGGAAATATAGGTCTAGATGCAGTAAGATATGAAAAAATAAATTATAAGAGGTTAAGAGGTAGTGATTAAAGTCGTCGAAAAACAAAATATGGAAATGAGACTGAACTGGCAGATGTTTACAGGTGCGATAAGCGAAGGTATCATTGATGATATTGTTGCACAAGTAGACAAAATTGAGCAAGCTAAAACTTTCAACGATGCTGATAAAAGATTTAGAAGTAGTCGCATTTCTTGGGTTGATGACAAAAGAGTCTTAAATTTACTATATGAATATGTAAACACGGCTAATTTTAATGCTTTCAACGTTCATATTTTTAAAAAAGCATCGGTACAATACACTGAATATCATGCTGATGAAGATGGGCATTATGATTGGCATCATGACATAAATTGGAATGAAAATAATGGTTTGGATAGAAAATTATCAGTAACTGTACAGCTATCTAATCCTGATGAATATGAGGGTGGCAATTTTGAATTTGGTGAATGTCAAACACCACAGCAAGAAATGAAAACGAAAGGCACTGTCTTAGTTTTTCCAAGTTATTTAAGGCATAAAGTTTCTCCAGTTACAAAGGGCGTGAGGAAATCCTTAGTTGCATGGTTTGAAGGCCCACAGTGGAGATAATTAATTGCCTGATTTTATGAGTGAATATAAATGCGACGACAGTATTTGTAATGATTTAATTGAATTTTTTCGTCAAAACAAACACAATGCTTCTGATGGAAAAACAAATAATACTGTGATAAAAGAGGTAAAAGATTCTATAGATTTAGGTGTTCATCCAAAAGATGACAAAGAACCAGTGCAAAACTATACGAAATTTCTATGGGATTGTATGGAAGATTATGTAAAAATTTATCCTTATTTAAGGGATGTTTATACCTTCTCTATTACAGAGGTAATGAACATACAAAAATATCCTATAGGTGGTGGTTTTAAATTATGGCATACTGAAAGAAATGGAGCTTTTGATTTAACGATAAAAAGAGTTTTGGTTTTTATGACTTACTTAAATGACGTTGAAGATGGTGGTACAGAATTTCTACATCAAAACAAAACAATAAAAGCCGAAAAAGGTAAGACTCTAATATGGCCCAGTGATTGGACTCATGCACATAGAGGTCAAGTATCTTATACAAAAGAAAAGATGATTATAACTGGATGGTTTAGCCACCTTTGGGATTAGCTAGGAATAAAACCACATGAAACTAGAAATGCAGCCTGAATTAAAAGTACAAATGGAACTAGATGCACATGAAAAAGAGTGTGCTATCCGATACCAAACCGTCAACGATAAGCTAGAAACCTTAGACAAAAGAATGTGGCGAATAGAAGCTATGTCTATGGTGGGTACACTTGGGGTGGTGGCTTTGGTTGTAGCAATAGTGATGAAGTAAGGATAAAGATATGCTTCCAGATACAAATAGAGCAATAGACACAGATGCAAAACTTGAACAGGAAATGGCTAACCTCGCAGGAGGAGTTGGTACAAACGTTCCACAAGTGACGGCAGTTAGACCTGAAGTAAAAGATGCCGAGCTTCAAGGCACAGAAGGTGTCACATTAGGTACGACCCCTAAAGCAACAACAGCTCAAACTCCAACTCAAGTCATGCCAACTGCTCCAACTGGCACTGAAGGCGTAGGACAAATAGAAGGCATAGAAAGAACTGCTCCAAGTGTTACCACTATGGATACGGCTCAAATTACGCCTACTGGCGACTACATGCAAGAGGTACAAGGTACAGTAAGTCCTGAAGCCGTAGCTACTGCCCAAACAGAAGAATTAGATAAGCGTGGCACAGTCCAATACCAAATGACACAGCTTATGTCTGCACTCGAAGAAGGTGGTGAGATGCCACCGTGGGCATCCCCTGCAGTTAGAAAAGTGGGTGCGATCATGCAGGCTAGAGGTCTCGGTGCTTCTAGTATGGCTTCTGCGGCCATAACTCAAGCTGTGATGGAATCAGGGATTGCTATTGCCACTCAAGATGCAAACAAATACTCTACAATTCAATTACAGAACTTGAACAACAAACAGCAGACTGCTTTAGCTAATGCTGCTACCTTTGCGGCAATGGACAAGGCTAACTTATCTGCAAGGCTACAATCAGCAGTAACAAACGCCCAATCACTATTATCTGTAGACACAGCTAACCTAACTGCTCAACAGCAAACAAACACACTAAACTACAATGCTCTCACCCAAGCTATGTTCAAAGACGCAGCAGAAGAGAATGCAAGAAGAGAGTTCAATGCTAAGAACGAGCTACAGGTACAAGAATTCTTTGCAGAGTTAGGTTCGCAGGTAGAAACAGCCAATGCAAATAGAACTGCTGCCATAAATCAATTCAACGTTGGTGAAGCAAACGCTATGAACCAATTCAATGCTTCCATACAAGATGCAAGAGATAAGTTCAACTCTAATATGCAATATGCTATCGATCAATCCAACGTGAACTGGAGACGACAGGTTAACACAGCCGATACAGCTATACAAAATGAAACTAACAGAATTAATGTTCAAAACCTATTCAACATGAATCAGTCTGCTTTGAATGCTCTGTGGCAAAAGTACAGAGATAATGCTGCTTGGAACTTTCAAAAGTCTGAATCAGCCTTGCAAAGACAGCACGAGATTGGTATAATGGCTATGGAGTTTGCTAACGCAAAAGAAACTTATACCAGAGAACAAAAAGATAGTATCGGCATAGGAGTAGGTAACTGGCTTGCTACTTGGGCAGCTATGTAAAAATGAAGAGGAATTAAATAATGTCATGGTGGGATAGAATAGTTGATTGGGGTGCGGAAGCGATAGGGTATGAGGACGTAGCAGACTACTCTGATTTTGCAGGAGATGCCTATAGTGCAGGCAGACAACTTATCAGAGATGTAGATGATTTTCTTGAAAGTGATACTTTTGGGTTTATTAAAAAGGGTGCTAAAGCTTACGGGACAGCGGCAGGTTTATTTGATGCAGACGGTAAAAGAACTGGGCAACAACCTTTTAAACAAGCTCGAACAAGACAGTCAAGAAGCTACAGAGGTATGTTCCCCGGAAGTGGTGGCACTCCCTCATATCAAGCAAGTCAAGTCAACATGGCAGTCGGAGCTAATAATCCGAACATACAAACTGCACTAGCAGCCTTGATGAATGCTTCATACAACACACAAATGAATAACGTGGTTAGCCAATTTACTGTTAGTCCTACTATCGGACAAGGTAGGAAGACAGCAGTGGGTACGACCTCACTACAGCGTAGCCAAAGAATGAGGACAGCTTAATGGATGAAATGGACATGGAAGCACCTGTAGGTTCTATAGAAGCGAAAGACCCTTTTGCAGTAGCACCTCCCGGACATTCTCTAACACAAGACAACTCACGATGGGCATGGGGTAAGCCACCTCAGATAACAGATCCTGAAGAAGCTTTGGAAGTTGCAATATCATCTCTGCAAAGACCTAAAGTACGAGACGAGATGTTTAAGCTACTTTATACAGGAATATCTGTAGAGGTTATGGTAGAAGGCTACGTGCTACAAGCTTTCCACGATGGTAAGTTTATGCCTGACGTAGGAATGCTTATTCAACCGCCACTCGGTATGTACATCGCACACATGGCAGAAGAAGCAGGTATCCCATATCGCTTGTTTGAAAATGAAGATGCGGGTACAGAAGGACAAATGAGTGATGAGACTTTCTTCTCTATGATGAAAGAAAATAACCCACGTATGTTTGAATTTATTAGAGAGAACGTCAACGAGTCTATTAGAGAAGGTAACATGCCGTCTGAACCACGAGAAGAAAACTTTATGACGATGGATATGCCAGAGCCACGAGAAATGGAGATGCCACCTGAAGAGATGGAAATGGACGATTCTCCTGAAGAAGAGCAGATAGAAACAGAAGAGGAAGCAACAATATGAGCATAGGTTTAGCATTTGTACAAGGACTCGTTGGTGGCTTTCAAAAGAACATAGAACGAGAGCAAGCACTAAGAACAGCAGACGATCAAAGATTAGCAGGTCTTCAGGATACTTTGTTTCAAGCCACTGCTAAAGCTGCTGCGGAAGGTAACCCTGTTCCTAGTCAATTAGGGGATATGCTAAGACAAGCTAAAGAAGATGTAGGGAAAAGACCTGATATTGGTCTGTTCGGTACAGGTAAAGCAGATAGGTTGAACTTAGATTTTACTGGATTAGCTGGTACTTTAAATAATGTAGATGCTAATATGATAACATTTGGTTCATACTCTTTACCAGCCACAAAAATGTATGCTGATAAAGCAACTAGAAGAAATGACTATGGTCATTCAAAAGAATTTTTTATGAGTCTTCAAAATCATTTTGCAACCGAAGAAAACAGAAAAAAGTTCATGGATCATTTTAAGAAAAATCCAAATGATTTAAATATACTGCGTAAAGAATTTACTAAGAGAAAGAAGAATTACTTACAAGGTTGGACTCAAGAGAAAAGCAAGATAAATGAGACTGATAACGAGCTTGTATTTACAGAGTTATTTGGGGATTACGCTCTAAGTCCTTTAGAAGAAATGTTTGGAACAAATAAAACTAAAGACACTGTAGGCACTCTAAACAGTATACAAAAAAATAGAACTGCAAGTGGAAGTTTACCAAAATCAGTATTCTTTAAAACTAAAAATCCGAATGTTGCTTATAGTTATGGTAATTTTAAAGACTTAGATACATTAGCTCAGATCGCTGCTAACAACGGGTATGGCAACGTACAAGAATTTGTATGGGATTATCAAGAGTTAGCTCCCGGAGGTGTCTTGGGAGATGTAGATAAAGATAATCCCTACGACGACATTCGATCACACTATAAATATTTGTTTCACGGTATTGAATTATTTAAATTAGGTGCATCTGATATCCTAAACTTAGATACACCAGAAAAAAAGAAGGCTATAAAAGATTACATAGACAAGAATTTTGCTGGAGATAGATTTCAAGCAGTGTTGGCTTTAGCTCCTATTATAAAAGAACCTTTTGTAGCAGGTAGTGAATTAGAAAAAAATGGAGTTATAGTTTCAGGTAAAAAGAGAGAAGATGAAATAGCTGAAATACTAGGCTTTAAGAAAGACGAATTTAATAAAGCATACACAAATGCCGTCGGCTCTGTTAACGACCTTAAAAGCTTATTAAAATTAGAGAGTGAAGTAAAAACATCAGAAGGTTTAATGAGAGCATTAGATAGATTAGGATTTAACATATTTGGTCCTACAGGTCAAGTTGATCAATTTGGACAAATCCTATTTAACGGCGGTGTTAAAGATACTAATAAAGATACTGCAGGTGCATTTCAAGCCACCATACAAAAATACTTTGGTTCTGACCCATCTAAATACGGAAGAATTCAATCTATGAAGATATCTCTGGCCGCAAAGATGGCTCGTGCAGTTGACCCAGCAGGTAGATTATCTAACCAAGACTTTGAGATGCAGTTACAAAGACTGGGTCAAACTGGTATATTTACAAGTAAAATAGAGCAAGTCTCAGCGTTAAAGACTGTTATTGCAGAATTTGAAAGAATCAGAGACAGGCTTACTGTAATGAATAAGATAGTGAATAAGCCTGCCACTGGGGGTAGCAATACTCTTTCAAGTAGAGAAAGGCGAATAATATATGCTGATAAGCAACTT